TCTCCTTATCTTCCTCATGCAAAAGAATTATTTGAGCAATCGGTTTCCACACAAATAAGATATGATATAAGTATTCCAAATGATGATTGGGGCGTAAATAATGTTCCCGATGAATCAACTGGCGCGCCAGATAGATTTTGGATAAGATTTAGATTAACAGATGCCATAGATACATTACCAATATTTGAACAATTCAAATTACACACAAGTCGACATGAAATTAATGCTGATGGATGGGTAGAATATTTTGGAAACGCAAGGCCACTTGAATCTCTTCCTTGGAATATAGCACATGCCGCTCCCGCGGGAACAAATCCTGCTGATGGTGATGTTTATTATTCAGATAATTTAGATGTTGGTATGTTAGAAAATGCTTTGACTGGTATTGGTGATAGAGTTGCTTTTGATTCAATTATACCAGAAAATTTTGATACATCTTCTCCAATTAATTTTAAAGTTGCTGTTAGGCCGGATGATACTGGTGTTTTTAATTATACTATACGATGGACATGGATTGAGCCCGATACAGCTGCATATCCATCAGCAGCCGCGGCTCCGGCCACACATGCAAATGAACAATCTTTAACTGGAAGTATTGCAGTAACAAACGATACTGTAAATTGGTTGAGTGAGGTAATAGATGTTTCATCTGCAATTCCAAGAAGACCAAACGGATTTTCTGATATTATTGCTTTATCTATTGAAAGAACATCGGGAAGTGAGGTTGTCGACTTATTAATAATAGATGCAAAATACACTAAATGGTGTGAGGGTGGCCATGCTTAAACATAGTAATTTTAGTTTATATAAATATTAGTATAAGTTTGAGGAGAATTAATAATGAAAAAAGATAAGTTGTTTGTTATGCTAGAAGACATAGAGAAATTAAAAGATATAAAAAATATTAAATTTGCTTATTGTCTTGCTAAAAATAAAAATAAAATATTGAATGAAGTTGAACTAATAAAAAGTTCATTAAGAAAATTATCTGTCGAGGAAGATAAAACGTATAAAGAGTATATTACTAGAAGAAAATCTTTATTGGATAAATGTTCTAATAGGGACAAGAATGGTAAAGTTATTATAGAGGACGGGATATATAGTATAAATGACGTTGATAATTTTATAAAAGATAACGCTGTTCTAGAAGAACAGTTTAATGATACGATAACAAAAGTTAAAGATGTTAATAAGAAAAATAAAGATTTCTTAGATTCTGAACTAGAAGATAAAATAATTTTTTCTAAGATTAATTTATCAGAAGTGCCCGATGAGATTTCACTATCTCAAATTCAAAATCTTATGGATTTGATAGAAGAGGATTAATTTTAAATGCCAGCATCATATATTTATGAACCCTATACAGAAACTTTTACCAATGAAAGTGTGATAAGAGTCGAACATAATTTTGGAAGAGAAGTCAACCCAGTAGTCTGGGTTGACAATGAAGAAATAGTATGTGAAATTGAAAAGAGTAATGTTACTGGTGATACCCCAGAAAATGTTTTATATGTAAGATTTTATGAAGATGGAGTTGCAACAAATTTAACAGGTAAGGTAGTGGTAAGCTAATGAATACAAATGTAGATTTAACAACATTATTATTAGGTGCTTTTCCAGCATCTCAAGCAGGTAAAATTTCAGATGTATATTATACGGTAACTACCATGGATGATACTGGCGCGCCAGGAACACATATTGCCAAAACACAAAATAATATTATAGCTGCTGACAATGGAGCCTATGGTGTTAATTTAATTTTTGCGGCCGAAGGTACATACAATATCTTTTGGGAAATTGATGGTACCCCTTATAAAGCAAACGAAGAAATAAATGTATTTGCTAATATATATGATCATATAGACAGTGCTATTATTGGATCGTCTACTAATTATAGTGGGTATGGTACTGGCAATGATAGGTATGATGCTGATATTAATACTGCCATAACATTAGAATTTAATTTTACTAAAAATAATGTTTTATTTGAACCACTTACTTGGACAAAAGTAGAAATATATGATAGCTATGCCGATGCGGTTAATGATACCAATATCGTAGAAACTATAACTACATTTACAAACGTATCTACTGGGAAAGTATCGTATAGTCCATCCAATAAATCTATAGCTGATACATATTTTGATAAAATATATATTGTTCCCGAAGCAGCTGTTGCTACACAGACTTTCATTTCTCCATTCTATGTTAAGAATACAGCATCTGGAACTCCGACACCATCTACTCATGAGAAAGCAAGAATATATCTTAATATATTCGACATCATTGATGTGCCTCAAAAGAATGATTGGGTTAAAGTTAGAATGAATGTTAAGTCGGCATGGTACGGAAATGATATAATCAAACAAGAAGAAGAAATATTTAAAGCAGATGAAAATGGATTAGTTACTATGGACTTAATAGAAACTGGTACAATGACTGCCGATACCTTCGCCGATACTGGTGATGATAGCGAAGTTTATTATAAGTTTAATATAGCTGGTAAAAAGATTCTACAAAAAGTTATTCCAAAAGGAACAACTAGTGCTAATTTAATCGATTTATCAGAACCAACAACTCCATAACATGAATAAGTTCTGGAATATATTTAAAAATATTTTATTGATGATATCATTAGTATCATCGGCAATTTTTTTAATAATTTTAGTTATATTATATAAAAAAGATAATAAACGATTTATAGAAAAACTAGAATTAAAAAGAGAAAAAATAAAAGATGCTAAAGAAAAAATTAAAAAAGATTTAGTGAGTTTGGAAGATAAAGAAATGAAAAATAAAGCAAAAACCAAAAAGATAGAAAGCAAGTTGAACAAATTAAAAGAAGAAACATCCGAGGTAATTAAAGATGCTACTGAGGATGAAATAATGGAAGAATTAAAAAAGAAGAAAGAAAAGTTGATTACATCGTAGGAATTAAAAATGAAAAAATTATTAATAGGATTATTCTTATTATATTCATTATTGTTGGGCCAAAGTAATACCAATATTAGTAATGTGAACAATTATAATTACCTTAAATTTAATAAAGGCGATAAAGTTGATATCCCATATACTGGATATTTTTTAGCATCAAAACTAATGTTGTCATATATAAACTTAGATGTTAAATATAAAAATTTAATGAGTGACAAAGACAAATATTTTGGGCTATATGATGTTCAGAAAGATTTGGTCGAGTCATTAAAAGTTGATTTAGATCTCCTAAATATCAAATTTAATAAACAAGGCCAATTATATGAGTATGAAAAAGAAGATAATAAATTACTTATTAAGCTAGTCGAAAGATGGAAAAAGCATTATAAATATCGATATATAGGCTATATTGTATCATTTTCGATAGGTGTTGTAATTATGGGCACTGCAGTTTATTTATCAGGACAGGTCTTTTAAAATAAATTTGACTTATTAATGAATGCATCATATAATAGTATATTGATTTATCATAGAAATGATTGCATATTAACAAAATAGTATTTGTTAGAATTCATATAACAAATCATTATGGATTATTATTTGACTTATTATATAAATCATAGTATAATTAATATATAACTTTAGGACATCATATGGCAAAGAAAAAATATATTAGTAAACCAGATCACTATGTTAACAATGCATTATTTTATGATCAGATATGCAAATGGATTAATAAAAGAAATAGAAATAAAAAGAAATACATCCCAGTTAATGCATTTATTGGAGAGCAAATTTATAAGATAGTCCACAGGTTTAGTTATAGGCCTAACTTTATTAATTACACATATAAAGATAAATTAATAAGTGAGGCATTATATACCTGTATAAGATATGCCCATAAATTTAAGCCAGAGAAATCCAAAAATCCATTTGCTTATTTTACAACTATAGCATGGTCTTCATTTATTAAATGCATCAATGAAGAGAAGAAGGCATCTAATATAAAAAAGAAAATTTATGATACCATGGCCCATAAAATGGTTAAATTTAAAAACAATAATTATAATGACTTAAGAGATTTAGATGGGGAAGAAGAATGGAACCCATTAACTATAACAATCAAAAATAAATCTAGGATTTTTAAAACAAAAGAATCCTATGAAAAATATAATGAAAAGAAGAAGAAGAAGAAATAATGAATACAATCACATTTAAAAATGACATTAAATTAGAAACTCTATTAAATATAGACAGGTTGGACAAGATAACATTTAATGAAAATAACTTGGCCATTAGTTTTATATACAATGATAGCACTAATAAATATGACTTTAAAGACACTAAATCATTTAATAAATTTAAAAACCAAGTTAAAACACATTTAGGCCCAACCAATATAAAATTTGACTTATAATCCATTTCATAATATAATAGTATTATGATTAATAAAATCGCGCTTATTGGGGATCTCCATTTTGGGGTTAGAGGGAATTCCCAATCATTCCTAAAATACCAACTAGATTATTTTAATGAAGATGTTTTCCCAGAATTAGAAAAAAGGAAAATTAAGAATATAATCCAACTTGGGGATGTATGGAACTCAAGGAAAATTATTAATATCAATACTTATCATTGGGTTAAAAAAAGATTTTTAGAGCCCCTTAAAAAAATGGGCATCAAATTATATGTCATACTGGGCAACCATGATTCTTATTATACCTACTCGACAGAAATAACATCACTATCTATTTTAAAAGAATATGATAATATAGTGGTAATAGATAAACCCACTTTATGTAACATAGAGGGATTAAAATGTTCCCTTGTTCCATGGATGTCTAATGAAGAAGATATAAAGTCGTTTAAAATTTTCTGTAATAAGAACCCACATGACATAACGTTTGGCCATTTTGAAATAAATAATTTTGAAGTTATAAAAGGGCATTTTCATGAGGGTGGTATTAACAAAAAGTTTTTTGAAAATTTTGAAAAAGTTTACTCTGGCCATTTTCATTTAAGACAAGAGCAAGATAATATACATTATTTGGGAACTCCATATGAATTAACATGGGGAGATTACGATAGCACTAAAGGTTGGTATGTCTTAGACACTAAGACAAAACAATTAGAATCTATTATTAATACAAAATATATTCATAAAAAAATATATTATGACGAAGATTTTATTAATGATGCCATATCTGATATAGACGATATAACAGGAAAAAATATTAAATTATTTGTTGTCAATAAAAGAAATGAAAAAATGTTTGCCGACTTTTTATATTCATTAGAACAAAAAAATCCAAATAATTTTTTGATTATAGATAATTTTGACAATAACGAAAACATACAATTAACAGACGAAGGAAAATCTACATTTGATATAATAAAAGATTATTTAAAAGATATAGAAGAGAATGATACACAAATTGAAAAGATACTAGGAAGACTTTATAATGAAACCCTTATTGAAGGAAATATTTAAAAAAGCATATGAAATATATAATGGAACAAAAGATTCCAAACCAAATTTTATAATAACTTCCCCCACAGTATGGTCTCAAATAGAAAATTTAAAAAGAATATCCAATGGACAAAGAAAAAGAAAACAAATACAACACGATTGGGATTTAAGAAAAAAGAGAATGAAGATAAAGGCAATAATGAAATGATAGATGGAGAAGACGTTGGCAGGATGGAAATAATGTATAAAATGGTAAAATCATGGCCTGAAGAATATGATGGTTTTAAATATGAATCTCTAAAATTACTAATGCCTGATGAATTTTTTGATTTGTTTAACATGGAATTAAAAAAACAAAAAGTGAGTTTTAATAGTGTTAATAAAAACCCTGAGATAATAGTATTAAAAAATCTAATTAAAAGATTTAAAATACAAAAAATATTGGAATAATGAAATGATAGTATGTAGACATTGTGGGAATTGTTATGATGAAAGATATTGTAAATTCTGTATAAATTGTAGTAAATAAAAATGTTAAAATTATTAAAAATCCAATTTAAAAATCTCCTTAGTTATGGAAATGTAATAACGGAAATTGATTTTGATAAGATCAATTCCTTAATGATAACTGGAAAGAATGGTTCTGGGAAAAGCAGTGCCATAACAGAAACATTGTTTTATGGTTTTTATGGGAAATCATATAGAAAAATTCCATTGCCTGAACTAGTTAATAATGTTAATAAGAAAGGGCTATATGTTAAATTAGAATTTACAGTTAATAAAAACAACTATATAATTGAAAGGGGAATTAGACCTAATATATTAAAACTTTTTAAAAATGGAACCCAATTAAAAGAAGGAGTCAGCAAACCAGAATTCCAAAAACAAATAGATGATATTATAGGGATTGATCATAGAATATTTAATCAATTATGTCTGGTTGACTCAAATTATTATAAACCATTCATGCAATTAACTCCTTCAGAAAAAAGGAATATCATAGATAATATTTTTGGCCTAATTCAAATATCTGAAATGACATTTAAGTGTAAAGAATATCGTTCCAAAATACAAGATAAGATGTTAGAAAATAAAAATGATATTGAACTAACCAATGAAAAGATTAAATTAAATAAACAATTTTCAGAAGATAAAATAAATAATGATATTGCTATATTTGAAACTGATAACAAAAAACATAATAATGATATTACTTCCTATATTAATGAAAATAAAAATATAAAAAACACTAACTTACAATTAACAAAAAAGATAATAGATTTAACAGTATTTATTGATAAAGAAAAAATAAATATAAAGAATTGGGAAGAAAAGGTTATACACGCCGATTATGATATAAAGGAAAATATTAAGAATCTGAAATTAATAAAACTGGGAAATTGTTCTCAATGTGGACATACTTGGAAACCAACTGAAGAACAAATACAAAAAGTTGATGATAAGATAAAGAGAATTCAAAATGACAAAAAAGATATTGAAAAATTAAGTAATGATATAGATATTGTTATTAAGAAATATGTAAAAGAAAAAAATGAAATAGACCTATTATATGATAGTGGCAAATCTACCATCGAAAAAAATGAATGGGCCATAGAAAATCTAAATAAAACAATAGGCGGAAATATAAAAAAGATAGTAGAATTAAAGAAAAAGAAAAATAATATTGATGTAATAGAACTTGAAAAGAAATTAAAAGAATATGAGGATGCATATAAAAAAGATTATTCTATGTATAATCGTATGATAAGATGTGAAAGCATATTGGCAGACGGTGGAATAAGATCATATATAATAAGAAAATATTTACCAATGTTTAATAAATCATTAAAGAAATATTTGAATATTATGGAGGCAACTTTTATGTTTGAGTTCGATGCCGAGTTCAATCAAAAGGTGGATCCTAGATATAGAACAGCATTAGGATATGAAGGATTATCTTCTGGACAAAAATCTCGGGTCAACCTAGCTATATTATTTTCTTTAATTGATTTTGCTGAAAAGAAATCAGGGTCAAGGATTAATTTCCTTATTATGGACGAGACTGTCGATTCGATAGGTTTGGACAATCAAGGGAAAGAAAGCGTTTTACAAATATTAACTCATAGTATTAAAAAGAAATTAGTTTTTATTTCACATGATAAAGAACTTCAAGATAATTTTGATAAGTCTATTGAGGTAGAATTGCGTGGCAGTTTTAGCCACCTTACTATGAAATAATATGATTATAGATTGGAACGGGAAAAATTTTACTATTAAAGAAGAATATCAGGGGGATCCTAGCCTTGTTATAGCATTCGCGAATGAAAGAGAAATGGACAACAAATTTCGCGTGGATAATTATCGCGTCCAGTTTGTTTACCAATCTACATTTTTAATATATAAAGAAGCTTTATCTCCCAAAGATGGTATGATAGAATTAGAATCAATTCCATATGCATGCCAATATTATAATATTAATATAAAGATACCAGAAGAAGAACTCAGAAGATTTATAATAGACCCTCAAAATTGGCAATGGTTATGGACAAAAGTTATGGATTTTTGTAAAAAAGAAAACATAAATTATCTATATACAATAGAAGGTATGACAATAGTACATCAGGATAGGTTTGAACGAGAATGCCGTATAGGTATTAGAGGATGTTCTGGAGAGTATGGAATTCACCATCCTAAAATTATATTTGGAAAACAAATTAAAGAGAAAAAGATAAAGGCCATATTAGAATGACAACATATATAGGAATTGATAATTCCATACAATGTCCTTGCTTGGTTATTTATAAATATAAAAAATGGTACATACATTTCTTTTCACAAAGAAAAAGAGAAGAACGATTTACATATGATTCTAATAATGTTTTTATAGGAACATGGGAATACCCCAATTATAAATCTCGGGAAGAAAGGTTTCATAAAGTTACAGAATGCATAGCGGCAACTATATTTTCGTCGATATCAACTTTGGCCAATGATTATAAAATTGGTATAGAGAATTATTCTTTTGGTTCATCCAGTTCTTCGGTGACTGGGTTGGCAGAGATAGGCGGTGTATTAAGACACAAACTATATAAGTATGGTTTGACATACGAAGAGATTCCACCAAAGAAGATTAAAAAACATTTTACTGGTAATGGTAATAGTAATAAATTTCATATGACACGACAATTTGATAAAGAAAACATAGTAGATTTGTACAAGGAATTAAAGTTTACCAAAAAGCAATATGCCAGTGTACCACATCCTATTGAGGATATAGTGGACGCCACAGCAATAGTTTATTATTTAATGGACAAGCCCCATAAAAATATAAATATTATAGGAGACATTTTAAAAAGATTTGATTTAAAATGTTTATCATAGTATAATATAGGGGTAGCAAATGAAATATAAAGCTAATGAAATAAACGAAATACTTGAAAATCTTATAGCCTTATATAGTGATTTGAAATGTTTTAATAAAGAAGACTTATCTGAATTAAAACAAAAGGTAAAGAAAATAAAAAGCTTCATTCAAAATAAAGAATATGATGAAAAGTTTATTAAAAAGACACTATTAGATGAGAAAGAAAAGTTTATTACTATAATGGAAAACGAACCTTCAACAGATTATGATAAAGAAATAATAGAAGAAAATATTTTTTTGATAGAAGAACTGTTTGAGTATTTGGATGGAAAAATAATGGAGTAAAATTTGCATAGTAAAAGAATATTGGATGAGTTTAGCAAGCAAGTAGAAGAATTAAGAGTAGCAAAAAAATACGAGACATTTACAGATGCTATAGAACACATTATAGAGAGTGGCGTTTATGATGATATTGGCATAACATATACTAATGCTGTTCAATTTATGAATAAGTCATTAAAAGAAAAAATATTTTTAGAATTTTCCGAAAGGAACATGATTAAAAAAGAATTTATAAAAAAAGTTAACAAATTATTTTAACGTAGGAGATAATAATGAGTACACAACAAATAATACAAGGTTTACAAGACCTGGTTAAATTTAGACTATCAGGTGATCAACCAAGTTTTGATATGATTGTGGGAAAAATAGATGTTTATAAACAATCTGAAATTCCCCAAATTCAAAACGTTGTTGAAAATTTTGTAAAGGTAATAAAAGTAGCCGACAAAGATGGTTACCAAATGGGTAAGATATTAGCTGAAGCTGAATCTGCCCTAAAGAAAGACTATCTATTAGAAAATGTCAACAAGGTAAGAAACCGCGGTGACCTCAGAAAGGATAGAAATTATTTAATTACCAAAGAAGAAGGGCTAGCACAAGTCACAAAAAAGTAGAATTTATCTTGATTTAAATTCTAATTCATTGTATAATATTTGAAGGAGTTTATTAATGAATTTTCCCATAGAAGTATGTCGCTCTAAAAGAGGGATAGCCCATACATTCATAAATGAAGACGGACATAAATGTGTAGAATATTCCAGATTTAAACCCAGCGTATATGAATCCGTTAATGAAAAAACTGGTTGGGTAGATGTCAATGGTGGGAATGTAAAAAAAGTACAAGTTAAATCAATTTCTAGTTATGTTAAACAATGGGAAACGGTAGCAGGACATACCTATCATTCCGATGTTCCAGAAACTGTACAATATTTGTCGGAAAAATATCCAGATGATATTGAATATGATGTTGATAAAATCCCAAAATGTTTTTTTGATATTGAAGTATCACAGTCCAAAACTGGGTTCCCTGAACCATGGGTAGCCGATGCTGAGGTACAATCTATAGCTTGTTATATGACTCATAAAGACGAAATAATAGTATTAGATACTAAAGGTGGCTACGTTCCAGGACAAAAAAACATTAAATATTTTACTTTTGATAACGAGATCCAAATGTTGGAATACTGGTGGTCATTAATAAATGTTGATGTTTGTATGTTAGTTGGGTGGTACAGTGATAGTTTTGATATACCATATCTAATCAATAGAAGTAAAAATATAGGCATTGACTTAAAAGAGAAATTACCATTGGGTGAATATCGGGAAACATTTGACAAAGTAGATAATATAAAAACATATAAGATTAATGGGATGATACATTATGATTATATGGGACTATTCAAAAAATATAACCAAGAAAAACTAGAACAGTATTCATTGGATTATGTTTCTAAAAAATTTCTCGATGAAGGAAAGGTATCTTACCTGACAGATCACGGGACATTAATGAAACTATATGAAAACGACTACCAGAAGTTCATAGAATACAATATAAAAGACGTTATGCTTATAGTTGATCTTGATGAAAAGAAACAATTTATTAACTTATTATTAAAAATGAGTTATTTTGCAAAGATAAACCCACAAGAAGTTTATAGTTCCCAAAGATTATGGGACTCAATTATATATAATGTATTAAAGAAAAACAAAATAGTTGTGCCCAGAAGATGGTTTATAGAAAACGTGGATGCCTATTTAGGGGCTTATGTAAAAGACCCAGTAAAAGGACTGCACGAATGGGTAGTATCATTTGATATTGCATCACTATATCCAAATATTATGATTGGTTGGAATATGTCCAGTATGAATATTATAAGGGACGCCGATCTTCCAGAAGAATTATGGGATTTAAAAACAAGACTAGGATACAACGGCAAGTCTCTGGATACTTCGGCTATATGTGTAGACAAAGTAATTGATGGGAAAGTAGATTTATCAATATTGAAAAAGTATAACGTATCAATGGCAATGAATGGAACATTTTATAATAATGATAATCCTGACTTGACTTGTAATGTTGTCGATTCCGTATTTAAAGAAAGAATGTCATTAAAAGAATTGAATG